GTCTTCGTGTGACAACCTAGCTCGCTTTATTATTAAGTTATACTTTACTTTTTAGCTAGGATAGACGATTAATCCTCATCGTCTGAGGTTTCTACTATATATATATGATACTCAGTCTCAACCCATTTGACCCAAGTTCGGTAAACAGGAGTCTCGCCTGTTAAGGCTACTCTTCCCTCTTTCACGAACCGTAATCTGTCGAGTTTATGACTGGATATACTGCTGGATTTGCAATCCTTATTATTGTGCATTATTGCACCACACTTACACACATTCATGCGCCTAGCGCGCCTACGCTTAGCAAACGTGGACCTACCCGTGAGAAATGATGGGTCATCCATCTATATCTCAACAGCCTGCTCGCCGATTGATGACTGAGCGTTGAATACTCCCTTCGCGCCTTCCGTACGAAAGAGGCGAGAGTGCATAGCCTGTATCACAGTAGCTTCTTGTAGTGTCAGTGCTTTCAGATCTAAGCCCGACGCGAAGTCGAACATAACCTGTGGCTCTTTAAAGCCTGACCTAGTCATCTTGGTGGCTAACTGTGAGTATGTGCCCATTTCAGCCATCACTACGAGGAAATCGTAGGCGTTCTGTGCGAATGGCTCGCACATCTGCCTCAGAGTTGCGCCCTTGACGGGTCCCTCGCTTACTGCCACACTCAGCGTGCGCATCCTGCCGACCAGCTCCGACACCACCATCTTCCCCCTGGGGTCGATCCCCGTCTTCTTGCTAGCTTTAGGACCTACTATATCTACCTCCCCATAATGAATCGCCTTTTTGCTTGTCCCGACCAAGGCGATGTACCCGAAGAGAGTGTTCAGGTACATATTTCGGTCGTAGCCGCTCTCAGAAGCGTCGTCAGTTGGTTGGGCTTTCGCCAACACCAACTCTTCTATTATCGCCCTTATCTCTACCCTCTTGGCGTAGTGTGCCATTTGTCTTCAAACCAAACTTCTTTATTGTCTCAAACACCTCTGGCATAACTAGGGTATCCGGTACTTTCTGAACCTGCACGCCCCTTGGGATTAGTTCGCCATCGCCTTCCGTGTTCAATATGTTCTGGTGCAGCATTTTGGAGGTCTCAGTGATCGCGTACCTTGTCTTCATGTCTTCACCGCAGAATCGCCCTATGCTCATCAGTTGAACACTGAAAGGATGTACTCCGTCCACAAACTGCAGATCAGTTGTGGTTATCGAGAGATGCAGTGTGTATCCGTTCAGCAGATCACTGGTGCTAATGAAGTACCCCGGGAAGTCAGCACAGGCGCTCAATGGCTTTGACATATCCATGAGGGTCCTAGATATCCTTGATGCCCCGTCTACCAGCCTGGTGTCTAAAACTTCGACACTCACCTTGCCTTGAAGGTTCTTACCATGTGGCATCAGCGCCACCACTATGCACCCTACATGGTAGAGTGGGAATTCCTCTTCATTTATGTCGTCTAGGCCCTCATCCATGATGTCCAGATCGCAGTCCACGCGGCCGTCCTTAACGATGACGTCTTTGTGGATGACGCACTTCTTCGTTCTCCTTGGAAAAACCTTCTCTATGAGCTCTGTGTTATACACGTCACCCCGATGCAGGCTCTTGTTGAGAGTTTCGAGGTCTCTGGTGCTCCTTTTGACGTGAAAGACCTTAATATCTTGTGGCTCGAAGGATGAGGCCTTTGTACCCAGAGAACCTTCTTGCGACATAGCTGTAATCACCTTCCGCTTGCACTGATCGCGTGACAACCTTCTTGTTATTAACGTAAAGGTCTACACTTAATCTGGACGAGTGGAACGTTGCTACCAGCTCACCTTTGACTGCCCCCAGATCACTTGGAAGGAAAGCGCTGCCTCTCCCAAGTCTAGACAACAAGTCATCTAGTATTGCCAGTAGACTTCTTGGACTGTTGCACAAACTCTTTTTGACGCCTAGCTGTAAAGCCTCTCCGATCCCGATTCCGTGCCTCCGGAAGATTCGATAGATCTCGAATCGTTCCGCCTCGCCACCACCCAAAATATATAGTATGCTATCTATACTCTGGTACCCTAAACTCTTTAGATCACTCAAAAGATTGACACACTGTACATAGGACAAAGACCCTAGAGACCCACTACCTGAATCACAGCTATCACTACCATGTCCTAGAAATTCACTCAATCCTGTACAATCTCGCGACGTCATTGCTTAAGAAATCTTCATCCCCGTCGCTGTGACGTTCGCACTCGTCTTCGCTGAAAAGATCAGATATCTTCTTTGGTAGCAAGTGCTTTTTGATCACTATTTCCCTCACGAGCTCTTGCTGTGCATCAACATCAATATTCACATCATACAGGTGCTCACTTAACCTGTACCCAAAGCTTGCCTCGATCGCATAGTTCACCAAACATAGTGATAGATTCCCGCTCCTCAGCGCTATCTTCCACCTGTCGAGTATGAGATTTGGCTCCTTGATTATTCCGAATGGGCTCATCCTCCACCCACAGAAGAGGGGTTCCTCAGATATATGGACTTTGGCTTTAAGTGTCAACTGGTCGAGAGTGGCTTCGTAATCCTTCTTCACTCTCAGAATGCCTGGCGAATACATATCATCCCCCGCAAAGCACATCGGGGTATTCCTGTCTATGTGGTAACGCATACAACTAAACACCATGTTGCACACGGTGTTGAAGAAGAAGGTGCCGAATTCCCCGGAGAACCTCATCACCGCCAGGTCGCCTAATGCACATCCCATCATCAGCTTAAGCTCCTCGTACTCCCTGATTAAATCTTCGGGCCATAGAAAGAAGCGCAAGACCTCCACCTCCAAGTCCAGCACTTTCTCGTCTTGTGATCTGTCGAATGCCTCGTAGTCGGAGTCCGTCCCCATCATGCTCTCTACCCACGTCTTAGCCCATTTATCCAAGTCCATGTACTTTTTCTGAGAGTATATCATGAGCTTCTCGGGCAGGAGCTCCCGTAGCGCTTTCTCAGTTTGACGCAGAATGGGCCCGAATCTACACAGCACCGAATGAGCGAAACAGGCGATGGTTTGTCCCGCCTTAGCATCCACCCCCCTCTTTTCCATTTTTGTGCAGGTCTGCTGCTTTAGGAATATTTTGAGGTAATTGCTCGGCCAGTCTGGGTCACTCCTTCCGGCATGCTTTTCGATAAGCCCGGTGCTCTTCTCTATCCTCTTCTTCATGAACTCCATTTCGCACCTTTCCAGTTCGGGCAGTGAGTCAATCTCTTTGAGCTGGTATGTGTCCTTGAACACCGAGAACATTTGGTGCCCTATACCGTGGCAAGTCTTGTACTTCCTTCTGTTGGCTTCATAGTTTCTGAAGCGCAACCTCTTTTTGACTGACATCATGAAGGTAGCTGTATCATCAGATGTATGCCTCAGGTACAACGCCTTGTGGGTCATGGGGTCACCCACTTCTCCCTGGTACCCATTCTCGTCTATCTGTTCGGTCCGCCCTGCCTCTGTGTGTTGCTCCCGGTGCTCTTTTGCTTTGAGGTCAAATGGTGCAAGCTCGTTCATCTTTGTGCTCAGGGCTAAATGGGTCTTGGTGGGCTCGAGTGTCACCGGCTCCTCTATCTCTATGTCCTCCATCTCTATCTCGTCGTACAGGGCCAGAAGGGATTTAAGGTAGGGGTCGCCAGCCAGCCTAGCCTCGTAGTCCACCGTCTCGGCCAGTCTGCTTTCCTCAAACAGCACTGTGGTCTCTGGTATGTGCTTTCGGACCATTGCCACTATCTCCGATCTTCTGTAGGTTTCGCCCTTGAGTACTTTCTTCAGCAGTGTGCTTTTAGCATTGGTGATCAGTTTCTTCTTCAGAGCAGGGGTTACATGTATGCCGATTTCGCCTCTGGAGCGGGTTAAGGCCACCATCACGTCCTCATCTTCTTTCTTTGCCCAGTGCTCGTCCAGATAAATGAGGCATGATTTGAAGCTCAGACCTTGCGTCTCACTGACGGTGTACCACCCGGACCCCTTCTCTTCCTTCATTGCTCTGGTGGCGCATATGGTGGGCTCATCTTTCAGCCTGTTAGAGCGGTACACCACCCTCTTCTCGCTCTCGGCCCCCATGCATTCTATTTCGAACAGCTTGCAGTTTCTGGGTAACCTATGTGAGTAGCATAAGTATGGTAGTTTCCCTCTCACCCGATTGAAGACATCCTCTTGACTAGCCTCCAGGACCACATTGTCACGTTTACTGTGGTAGGTGCTTTGAAGAGGATCTCCCAGGAGCACCAGGGTGCGTGGCTGATGTGCGGCTATCACAAGGTCTATGTACCCAGGTGGTAGAAGACCGATCTCGTCTATCACGATATCTTTGCAGCCGTAGTCGTCCATGAATGCCACCTCGAAAGTTACCACTCTATGCTTCTTGGATATTTTTGCTACCCAATCATCTCTGAGCACTTTCCTTGGGCTAATCACAAGCACTTTCTCCACGGAACAGTGTTTAAGTATGGTTTGGCACCAGTGACTTTTCCCTGATCCTGCAAATCCAAAGGCCGTTAGAACCTCTTTTGGCTCCTCTATCTCGCCCGTATGCATCTTGCCTTTATTGTACTTGCCGAGCAGAACCCCCGTGTTTCCATTGTAGAAACTTTGAGCCAGACGGTCGGCCTTGGCTTTGTCCACCCTGAAATGCCCGACTCCGACGCCGTCACCAAGCAGCATGGCCTCCCTAAAGCCCCCTTTGCTTGTCACGCCCTCGAAAGGCTCCACGTGCCCTGATGTGATCTTCAGGTGCAGACGCCTGTAAGACCCTGGTGTCTCAGCGTACCCCCTCTCGCCGTGTATAGCTATTGGAAAATCGAGTGCCTTTGAGAGGTTGACTAGTGTAGCCAGACTGTACCCGCCATCCTCTATTTCCCTCAGGGTTTGTGGCGATGCCCCGTTGACTATGGCTATGACGCTTGGGGTGCTCAACTGCATGTGGTCAGCGAAAGCTTTGAGGGAGCACATGTTGCCTTGATTTTTCTGTAGGTAGTCAATGCCTTCATCCAGTTCAGCTTTGTCCTCCTCATACTCAGAATCCTCGTCGCCCTTTCTGGCTTCATAATCTACCGTTTTGTTCCGAAGGGTGATGCTGCAGCGGCCATCCGTGTGAGAGGTAACTCTGTGCTTGTGAGTTTGTTGCATTCCTGGACCCATCACGTACACATCCCCGTCGTGTAGCTCCTTCTTCTCGATCTTCCCGGATTGATTCTCTTTCACCTCAAAAGTAGCGTCGCCGTGTAAATTGACGGTCACGACGGAACCCCCTGGTAGGTAGCATGGTTCATCATCTGCGTGGAATCCTATACTGCCCCCTGCCGTGTATCTTTGGATCAGACAATGATCGTAGCTATCATCTAGGCCCAGTTCCTGTGTGAGCTCATTTAGAGCCTCATCCCAACCGAGGGAACGATGGGAGCCCCCATTGTATTTGTACTCCTTGCTGTGCCTGCTATAGAACGCCACCTCGCGCCCTTTCAGTTTCTCGGAGTAGATTTCCTCACGACACAGGCTCCTCACACTTTTGAACTTCTCCACATCACTCTCGCCACTGGTTCCTGGCGTGTCATCATCCATGTGGATTTCTGTGATCTTCGGCTTTGTGGTGGGTAATAAGCGCAGTTCCGCTTCTTCCTCTGTGATCACCCCCTCTTCGAGTCCTGCTTGTATGTCTTCGATGTCCTTGATGGCCCTGCTCTCCATGAAACTGAACCTCCCAAGCTTGATGAGGTACTGCCTGAAGTGTATGAGGGCTCTAGAGGAGCACACATACCGCGGGAAGTTGATTTCCACATCTGTTTGGACCCCTGCAATCAATTCGTGGGCCCTGAGTATTCTGGATAGTGGGACCCTTATCCTACTCCCTTCTCCGTGAATGCATTCGATGCCATAGGGCTCTGACACTCTATCGTTCCAGCTGATGTCGAGGAAGTTCACCTCACTGAGCGCGTTGGCGCTGTCGTCCTCGACCCAGTCCATGACATTTTGAACCTTGAATGAGGCCCCTCTTCTTATGCCTTCCATGTATCTCCGTTCCACATGTATCTCTGTCGTTTCACAGCTCCTTATGAATTTCTCCAGGCACCTCGCATCATACTCGGGGCGATTGAATAAGCGAGTAAAGAGGCTTCCTGCGATATCATAGAAGGATTCAGACAGTATACTCCTCAGGTTAGGGTTCCCCATCTTGTCATACAGAGCCGTGTCCTTTATCTGCTTTGCGAGTTGTGCCACAAATAGGGCCTCGTCCATGTTCTCCTCCCGGCTGCTCAGCATCCTTAGCTTTGCGACTGCGGAGTTGGAGTCGCTTTTCTTCAGAGCCAAGAGGTACAGAAGTGTTGGCTTGATCATGCGGGCCCGTAGATAGAGTGGTTTCCCGCCTCTCTTTCCCTTCAGAACATCGTTAGGGTTTATGATCGTGAAGTTATCGTACTTGTACGATTCCTCCGTCAAGTAGCTGCCCTTTATTGCACTAAAGAGGTGATGAGCTCCGATGGTTTGGAGCTTTGTGATCGTCCATGATCGCCCCTTCGAATCCTCCGTTTTTGAGCATCTGAGCAGCCAAGGGTTCACAGGCTGCGTATAGGCTCCTTCAGCCTTCCCGTCCGGGTACCATACTAATCTCCTGTCTTTGAGGTCAAAAGTGTACGCCTCTGGAAATAGGCTTTGTGAATATCCAGCCTCGACCTCTGATGGGTATATGATACTATACACTACTCTATCGACTTTGGAGAGACTACCTAAGAACCTTTGCATCTCGTCTAGACTCCAGTATTGAACCTCATCATGTATGAATATGCATTCACTCTGATCTTCCTTGTTTATGAGATTTGTCAAATTCCCAACGTCGAGTTCTCTGAATGCGTTTTCGTATCTGTGGTGATGGTTTGCATGCACCAATCTATTGTACTGTGTGAAGTTCAAATTCCTATTGTTTGCATTCTTCAGACGTAGGCGCTTTATCTTGCTCTCTTTACAACTAACTACCAATGTATTACTAGAAAAGTAATTTGGTGCTACTCTATACAACATGTGGTTTTCTATCATCTTACTTACGGGGTGAGCATGTCCTTGGAAAGAGTGGACACTGAACTCCATACCATAGCCTGTAAGAATTTCTCTTAAGGTATCTGGAATGTAGTAATCAAATAGTCCATCTAGCCTGGTTTCGGTTTCCAATAACCGTTTGCTTTTCAACTCCTTAATAGCTTTAACTGACTCCTCAGATCCATTCGTGTACAGGTTGGAGACTGCGACACGTTGGGAGGATACTGATATCGACATGGTAGTGAATTAGCAGGTGCTTTGCAGAGCGTGGGTGCTGGCAACGTTTGTTCACTTATAATCGATGGGAATCAAGTTAAATATTC